TCAGACGGTACCGCCCGGCTCGAGATCAGCGTCAGCTGCCGTGGTGTCGGCGGTGGCCGTGGCGGTGTCCGTGGCGTCCTTCGGCTCGGTCCTGGCCACGGCGGAAGCGGCGCTCAAGGCAGCGCTCTTCGCTGCGCTGATGCCATTGACCACACCCTCTTTTTTGAGCGCGTCCACGAGCTGCTGGCCAGCGAGGGAAGCGGACGTGATGTTCTGGTTTTTCCACCAGCCGTAGATGGTACCGGCGATGCCGATGACACCGAAGATTGACGCGCTCACCTGCTCATTGGTGAAGGGCAGCGGATTGATGCCGGCCAAGCTCAGGCCGGCGTTGACCAGCGCGTAGAGGGTGACGACGATAGTCACTCCCGCCTTGACACGTTCGCCGGTCAATCCCGGCAGATTATTGGTGGTGGTGTTTTTGGTGGCATGGTCTGCCATGATTGCCTCCTTCAGGCATAAGGAAAGGCCACCTCCGGGGAGATGGCCTTGAAAAATAGTTGATGCGTATCAGCGCATGTGTGCGCCGTGGTTGAAGACGAGGATGAGCGCGCACAATGCCAGCCATGCGACGGCCGCGATGAGCATTGTCATTGTCATTCGTCCTCCAAGGTCTCCGGCGCCACGTCCGCACGCAATTCGTCCGGCAGATGCGGCTTCGGATGATTCGCCAGAAAATCCGGCTCGATGATCTCGCAGAAGGTCTGAAGCCAGTGGAAAAGGCTGCGGGTGTAGGCCGCTAGGGCGAAATATTTCCGCTGCCGTGATTCCAGATGCTGGATCTGCTCCTCCTGCGATTCGACCTGCTCACGCAATGGCTTGATGACGGAATCCGTGAGGATGTCGCAGGCCTGGGCGGCGATCTGCGCAGTATCCTTGCGCCTGCTGGAGATGGCGCCGATGATGGCTCCCACTCCCCCGCCGCCGACCAATGCAACTATCACCGCCGTCCAGAATTCCTGGCTTGAGAAGGGGTCGAGCGGTGGCATCAGTCCTCGGCTCCGTCACTGCGCCATGTCTTGATTTCGGTGACTTGTGCGAGCTGTGTGGCGGTGATGGTCTCGCTGTCCTTGGTGTCCATGTCCGCGATGGTCGCCTCCTGCGCGTCACGTGACGTGAAGGTGGCGGTGACGCCACGCTGATAGTCAGTCCATGTCTCGCCGTCAGCGTCCTTGTGGTCGAATGTCAATCCCAAGCGCAAAAGCTGGTAGACGATGCCGCTCTTGGGTGGGCGCAGGTCGAGGATGCCGTCATCCACCTTCGCGGTCGTCTCTTCTGCATTGTTGTCAGACATTGTGTCCTCCTTTTGTTTTGTTAACGTGTGACAATTTCGTGGCCGTCGATGTAGAGCGCTCCTGCTTTCGGTCCGGTGGCCAAAGTGTGATTACCGGCCCACTTGATGCTCCAGCCCGCGGCGGAGAGTTTTAACCCCCAGCCCTGGTCGTTGGTGAACTGCAGGCCGCCGGAGCCGATGGCAATCTTGCCGTACTTCACGGTCTCGATGTTCAGTCCACCCGAAGCCGAGCATTCGATGCTCGACCTGTCCGGAGCGGTGATGCCGACGCCGGACTTGCCCACCTGGATGTGGTAGGTCTCCGATGCGTCGGCAGTGGGCTGGACGGTGATGTTGATGCCATCCTGAGAAAGCGACAAATAGCCACTGCCAGTACCGTCATCACCAGTCACCTGGAATCGATGCCGGTTGATGCGCGTGAGCAGGTTGCCGTCCTTGTCGAGCAGGTCGAAACTGCCGTCCGTGTTGACCAAGGCGCTGATCGCGTCGAACACGCCGTTGGCCTGATGTCCGGCGCGCACACCAGCCGAGGTGAGGCTGATGCAATCCTCAAGCGCCCCGACGCGCGACTGCGCGTCGGAAGCGTGCGAGTCGGCGGTGTCGGCCTTGTTCTGCGCGTTCTGCGTCTCCACCTTGGTGGAGAACTTCACGTCCAGGCTGTTGTTGTTCTGGGTGATCTTCGACGAGATTTCCTGCGTGACACCGGTTTTCGTAGCATACGTGGATGATACGCTGCTGGTGATGCTATCCTTCGCTGCCGTGATGTCCGACTTCGTGGCCAGTCCGGACCCGTCGGAACCCTTGTAGGATTGCACGACTCCCAACGCGACCGACTTGCTGGTCTGGTCGACGTAGGATTTCACGGCGTAGTCTCCGGCGGGCTGCAGGTCCTCAGGGGCTGGGGACCAGTCGGTGGGCTTGGTGCCTTTCTCGAGCTTCCATTTATACTTCGGGAAACAGTAGATCCCGACATAAACATAAGCAGCGTTCGCCGCTGTCCTGAACGTCAGATATCCAGTTTTTCGCAGACTAATCGACGACACCGCATATCCGATGAATTTGTTATTCGAATCGAACTGCGAAATTCGACCCGTATAGTACGTCGAATCCGGCATTGTGTCGTATGCGGTCAGTGCATAAACCGTATTGGCCGACACAGCGATCGGTTTCTTGGACGATGTGTAACCAACATATGTCGAATCAGATGGTCCGGCATTCGGGTATATCGGAAGTCCGCCATCGGTATTGATGTACGATTTGATGAAATCAGATTTCACCAAAAGGTTCGTCCCGCCGACGGACAGATTATTGAAGTCGGCCTGCGTCGCGTACGTCTGGCTGACCTCGTTTTTGATCGAGGATGCGGTCTGGCTGATCTGCGACTGCATTTCCGTCTTGGTCGGATAATCGCCCTTCGGCTGATACGACTGCGCCACCGAGGTTTTGAAACCACTCAGAGACTGCTCCAAGCTGCTGACGCGGCTCACGTCGGCCTTGCCGTCGATCTTCTGCGACAATGTCGTATTGATCTTGTCGGCCTTCTGGCTGACCTGGCTGATGGTGGTCGTGTTGCCCTGCGCGGTCTTGGCGACCTCCTGCACCTTGCCTGTGATCTCGTTCGCCTTCTGCGTCAAGGCACTGGTGGTCGCATAGCTGCTCATACCACTCTTGGACTGGTACTTCTCCGCAACCTCACTACGAATCTGCGAAGCCGTCTGCGTCAAACTGCTGTTGGTCGCATAGTCTCCGGCGGCCTGCAAATCCTGCGGGGCGGGACTCCAATCAGTCGGCCTCGACCCCCTCTCAAGCTTCGCGCGCCTGACGCGGATGGTCGCCGATGTGGGCACGTTATCGGTTCTGAGCATGAATCCACGCGCCTTGCCGGTCGCACCATCGGGCTTGACGATGGTATAGGTGAGGGTCTTCCACACGCCCTTCGACAAGGAGAACGAGGAGATGACCCATGGAGTGTCCGCCCATTGGACGGCGTAACTGCCGACCTCCGTATCCGTCATCACCTCAAACCGCAACTGATACGTTCCGGCAGGCAACGTCGAATATGTGAGACCATCGACCAGACGCGGCAGCCATCCCGCATTCGCGTTCACACCCGACGCGGACGGATGACCGACGAACACGCCGCTCGTATTGAGAAGCAGATTCGTACCACCAATGGTCAGATTGTTGAAATCCGCTTTGGTGGTGTAGGTGTTGGCCACGCTGGTCTTGAAACCACTCAGATTCTGCTCCAAGGAAGATGTCTTGGAGAGAGCGTTGTTGGCGGTGGTACTCACCTGCGAGATGGCGGTCTTGTTGCTATCAGCCGTCGATTTGGCCTCGTTCGCGGTCTTGACGGTGGCGTCCAAGGTCTTGCCTTGCTCCGTGATCTTCGTAGACAATCCACTGGCGGTCTGTTCAAGACTCGTGGCCTTGCTCATCGCGCCGGAAGCGGTCTTAGAGACCGCCGTCACTTGTGAGGTGATGTTGTTGGAGGTCTGCTTGAGCGCGGAATTCGTCGCGTAATTCGACATTCCGGCCTTGTCCTGGTAGGTCTTCGCCACAGTGGTTTTGAAACCGTTGAGATTCTGCTCCAGAGAGCTTACTCGATTCACAGCACCATCAGCAGTGGTTTTGACCTGACTGATGGCGGTCGTGTTCGAGTCGGCGGTGGCCTTCGCCGTATTCGCCGTCTTGGTCGTGGCTTCCAAGGTCTTGCCCTGAGCGGTAATCGTGCTGGACAGGCTATTCGCCGTCTGCTCAAGCGTGGTCGCCTTGCTCATCGCGCCACTGGCGGTCTTCGACGCCTCCGACACCTGAGCCTTGATGGCATCGGCGGTCTGCGACAATTCCGACTTGGTGGAATAGTCTCCGGCTGGCTGGAGGTCGGACGGGCATGGACTGTATTCGGTTGGCCGGGAGCCAAGCTCGAACTTGAAATCCTTGAACTTGACCTGATACGCGGCGGATGCCGGTCGCAGTCCGATGTGAGACTGGTCGAAGATGTCGACCTTGCCGGTGTTCTTCGCACTGGTGTTGCTGTAGGTTACCCACAGTCGTATCCACTGTTTCGCGGGGATGGAGCAGGCGCCGACGCCATTAGTAGTAGGTTGCACTCCTCCTCGCCAGCCATCGTTGTCGTTGCCGTTCCACGCGGCTACGGATTCCGGCATGTTGTTTATGTCTACGACAACCGTGGCGGCGATTTCGCTCCACACGTCGAAGGACAGGACGCACCGGCGGCCATACGGGGGTCTTCAGATGGGTGGCGGCTCCCGGAGTGACACCCGCGCCCCACGTGGCGTTCGCGTTGGTCGGAACCGTGCCGGTTATCATGCCGGTCGACGGATCCTTGACCGCATTGGACAGGTCGATGTTGTATGGATTCGATTTCGGGCAGAGGTTCGTACCACCGATCTGCAACGAGTTGAAATCCGTCTTAGTGGTATAGGTCTGGCTGACAGTCGTCTTGAAACCGTTAAGATTCGCTTCGAGATTCGTCGCCTTATCGACGGCGCTCTGGGCAGTCTTCGCGGTCGAATTGATGCTGGCGGTCAGAGAATCCGACGTGGCCTTCAGACTCGTCTGGGTGGCGTACACCGCATCGGCTTGAGCCTTGGTCTGGTAGTTCTTGGACAGGTTCAGAGTCACGGCGTCGGCGGTCTGCTGCGCCTTCGATGCAGCTGTGACGGCACCATCGGCGGTTCCCTGAGCCTTGGTCACTTCAGCGGAAATACTCTCGGAAGTGGCCTTCAGATTCGCCTGTGTGGCATAGAGAGCATCAGCCTGCGATTTCGTCTGATAGTTCTTGCTCAGGTTCACAGAAATGCCATCAGCGGTCTGCTGGGCCTTGGAAGCGGCAGTCACCGCACTATTCGCCGTGGATTTCACCGATTCGACGTTCGCGGTGATCGACTCGGCGGTCTGGGTCAGGCTCGACTTGGTCGCATAGGTGGCGGGAATATCGACCTTCAGCTTGTCCACATCGCCCTGTGCCTTGTTCGCACTGGATTGTGCGGCATCGGCTGCGTTCTTCGCTGTGGCTGCATTGTTTGCCGCGGTATTGGCCGTCGTCTGGGCCTTACCGGCTGCAGTGTTCGCAGCATTGGCCGATGTCTGTGCATTGTTAGCGGATGTCTGCGCCTTCGATGCGTCGGAGAGCGCCTTGGTGACATCGCTATCCTGGTTCAGCTCCCAGGTATAGGTCTTGCCATCATCGGAACCGAATCGATAGGCCTTGCCTGTTGCCTTATCGTAATAGAGATCGCCGGAATGCTTCTTCTTCTCAGCATCGGTCGTCCAGTCGGATGCCGGCTTATTGGTCAGAGTCGGAACACCGGTGCCGCGCCACGATTCGATGGCGTTATCCGCGACGTTCTGCAATGCGGTCAGAGCGTCCTTGGTGGCATAGGTCTTCGAAACTGAAGCAGTAATGGAATCCGAAGTCTGCTTCAGGCTCGACTGCGTGGCATACAATTTGTCCGCGTCCGCCTTGGTCTGATACTCCGTCTTTAAGGTCGTGCTGATCTGGTTGGCGGTCTGCACGGCCGAGGAGGACTGCTTGAGCGAATCGGTGGCCGTCTTGCTGGCGGATTCGGCGGTGGTCTTCGCAGCAGTCGCGGTCTGGGTCGCACTGGTGCTCTGCGTGAGCGCGGTCTGCGAATCCTTGTAAGCGGAACTGGCTGTGGTGGACGCCTCGGTCGCCGTCTGCTTCGCCTCCGTGGAGACACTCAGGGCACTGTCGGCCTTGGTCACGGCATTGCTGACCTTCGTGGTCAATTCGCCCAATTCCGTGGTGTGCTGTTCGATCACCGTATTCGCGGAATCGAGATCCGATGCGACATTCTCGGCCTTGGACTGTGCTTCGGCTGCGGCCTGTTTCGCTGCGACGGCCTTCGCATCCACGGCCTGAATCGACTTATCCAAATCCACCGTGGACGCATTCGCCTTGTCCGCCGACTCCTGCGCCTTGTCCGCAGCTGTCTGAGCCTTGTCGGCGGAGGACTGCGCGGCCTTGACCGCCGTATCCATCTCCGACTTCACGGCATCGACCTGCTGGGTCAGATCGGATTGCGTCTTGTCCGCCTTCGCATCCACGGCCGCGATCGCCGTGTCGGTGGCCTTCTTGTTCGCGTCCACCTCGGCCTGCAGATCGGAGCGCACCTTATCAGCCTTATCCGCCGCCGCCTGTGCCTGCTTGCGCGCATCATCGATACCCGCCTGCGCATCCTGACGAATCTGCTCGCCCTGCTTGATCGCCTCATCCGCCTTCGCGGCAGCAGCATCGGCGTCCTTCTGCGCCTGCTGCACTCCCTGCTCAATCTCGCTGGTGTCCACGAGCGGCAATTGATTGCCGTCCTGGTCGATGCGGTTCGCGCCGTCCTGCGCGCCATCGCCGATGATGACGTCCGTGTCACCGCCTGTAGGGATGCGCACGGTGCCGACCTTGTGCGTCTTCTGAGTCAAGGCCAATCTCATGGCCTTCATCCCAAGGCTCAGGCCGAGGACATTATCATCGGGATTCAATTCGACATGAGAAGCCATGCGTACCTCCGAAAAATTCAGGCCATGGGATCCTCCATGGCGTCGAAAATCAAGCTCACTTTGTCCGATTGGTCGCCGCTCATCTGCATGAGACGGCACTCGTAGACGCCGTCGGAAAGCGATGGGAAGCCTTGGATGTCGAGACGCATGGTCTCGCCCGGCCAAAAGCTCCCGAGTGGATGCAATGGCGTGCCGTCCACGCTCACGTCATTGGCGTGCAATTCGCCTTTGATCTGCATGAGCGGCGCGTGATTCGCGGCAAGGACGCCGTCTGCATGCTGGCGCAGCAGGTTCGCGTCGGCCGCGTCCGTGTCGCTGTAGGTCATCTCACGGAGCGGGAATGGCTCATGGTCTCCGCTCACGAGGCGCAGGTCCTCGGACAGGTGGCAGAGCTGCGCCTTGTCCGTGCCCGAGCCGGACGTGTAGACGCGGTGCACAGCACCCAAATGGTCGATGGTCATGTTTTCCAAGGTGCCGCCATACGGCGAGCTGGAAAGCTCGATAATCGTGTCCTGCGCGATGTTCGGATCCGCGTCACTCCCGGCGAGGAAGTCGAAGCGGATGGTATCGCCGGAGAGTTTCGGACGCAATTGCAGATCGGGCCCGTTTTCGACGTTGGCGATCTTGTCCCACACGTCGGAGCATTTGAGATTCTGGATGTCCCAGCTGTCATATTCGCGCTGGTGCGAGCCTTTTTCGCCCCTGTAGTGCCAGTCGATGGGCAGTCCGCCGCCCGGCTTGGCATTGGTGCACAGCCACCCCGCCTCCGCCGCGATGGCGCGCAAGGAGAGATTGTTGAAGTTGATGACGTCGGTGCTGGTGCTGCCATTGGCAGTGCCGTAGACTCCCTCGCGCACCAGATACCGGTCGCCCAAGAGCCCGTAAATGCTCGTCAGGCTGAAGTCGGTGTCGAGTGGCCCGTCCTTGCGTTGTCCGATGAGGCCGCACAATATTGGTGTGCCGATGGCATCCTCCGAATCGAGCGGACTCGTCCAGCAGAGTGCGACGCTGCGCCGGTCTGGCGCGAGGAGCCGTGAGCGTTCGCCTGGCGAATTGGCCGGCACCGCCGTCCACGGCACCTTGAGACCGCTCACCTCGTCCTGTCCCACACCCTTGGATTTCGTGGTGGAAAGCGATGAGTCGGCCACACTGACCGACCAGCTGAAATTCGGCAAGTCGATGGGACACAAGAGCTGTCCGCTGATCGTGTCCACGATATACGCGCGCCAAGCCATGAGCCCTCCTCCTTAGCCGACGTTCACGCCCCTGTCCCACACCTCCAAGGTGCGGCCGGGATAATTCTCCTTGCCGTCGCTGTGACAGATGAAATAGACGTTCTCGCCCCACGTGACGCGATGGTTGCGGGTGCGCACGGTATGCCATCCGGCCTGCAATTCGACCAGCGCATTCAAATGCACCTGCTGCCACGCGCGGGACACTTGGAATTGGCCGCCGCCACCGGAGACGTCCTGCCCGTCGACCTGAAAGCCGACATACCAGCAGGCCATCTGTGTGGCGTCCTCGGTGGGCTTCTTGGGATTGTCGTGTCGGCAGGCGGCCGCCGTGGCCGTGTACCTGAGCTCCACCAGCCTGTCGGTCGGCAGATAAAAGCTGGTGTCCTGCTCGAAATAGTCCTTCCCACCGTCGCCCATGTTTGCGGGACCCTCGTAGTTTCGGACGTTACGCGCAATGAGACCCTTGCTCGCGCCGTAGGGCATGGCGTAGCGTTCCGCGCCATCCGTACTGCACGCCTTGGTCTGGGTCATGCCGGCGGGCACGAGCATGGCCGCCAAACGCACCACATCGGACGGCACCTGGTCGAGCGGCACGTCTGGGTCAGCGGCCGGCGTGCCCTGAGTGACGCCGAGCACCACCTGATTGTCCGCATCTCCCTTGTCGAGGTCGTGGGCGCGGAGCCAAATCACGTCGTATCGGCTCAATCCGGCGTTACCGGCGGCGACTGCGGGAGTGGCGCCGCCCGGCCAATAAGCGAGCACCGCCTCGCCCTTCTGGCCGTCAGGCTGAATCAATGCGGTACCGGCGCTCACCGTGTAGGTGAGCCCTGTGCCTCCGGTCACGGTAAGCCCCTGAATGATGCCGTCACTGGCCCACTGGGCGCTGATGATATGCCGATGCACCTGAGGGCTGACGCCCTGCGATTTCGCGTCGGGACGAATGCCTAAAGCCGTGGTCATAAGTGTTGCACCTCCGAATCGGAAAAACGTTTAAATGTAGGTGTCATGGCTTGAGCAGCTGACCCACCCGCTGCCTGCGGTGGCGAGATTGACCGTCAGACTCTTGCCGGCCGGTATCGTCATCCACCCGCGCTGTGATAATCCGCTGGTCACGTCCACGCCGCCCATGGTGGCGGTGCGGGAGCGGGTGTCCAGCAATACTGGTGTGCCAGTGTGGATGGCGCGCAAATAGGCGATGGTGGAATTACGCCCGTCGCACGCCAAGCGGAGCGTGCAGCCATCAGGCCACTCTCCGCACAAGGTGTAGGTCGGATATGCGCGGCTGGTGCCCTGATTCGGCAATCGCATCACCGTCGCACCATCAGACACCACGCCATAGCTCAACGGATACGCGAGCCCGGCATTAGCCGCCCCATAGCTCAAGCCGCCAGCCTGCACCACCGACGCCCGAGCCTCACCAGAATGCGCCAAAGACGACAGGCGCTCCGGACGCTCGAAAACGATGGTGATGGTCGAATCGGCGATGCTGCCGGACCGATAGTCAGGCTGCTGGGTAAGCACCATATATCCGCCACTGCAGCAGGTGTCCTCGGTGCCGTCGACCACGCGCATCCTGACCTGACGGTGCACGAGCCTGCGCACACTGTCCGTCAAAGCGAGCAGCGCGTCACGACTGGAGGCGTTGGCATTCCAATGCAGAGTGACGGTGCGGCTGGCGTAGGAGATGTCATCCTCGCTCACATCATGTCCACCGTCGCCCTGCCCTCGCGCCGTCACATTGACTTTCGCGGCGGGAGTCGACCACCAGCCCTCGATGCCGCCTTTCGCGATGCACAGGCAGTCAAGGTCGCCCGAGCCTTCGAAGCGCACTGGCTCCAAGCCGGAGGCCGACAATTCCGCAAAATAAGCCACATCGGCCTCCTTTATCGCAATTGGTGTCGCGCGGTGCGCACGAGGATGCTCGCATCAGCCCATGGATCCGAGCGTTCGGGGATGTTGACGTTGAGGTTCACGGTCCGATCGCCCTTATCTTTGACGTCAGCGCCGAAGATCTTGACGATCTGCTCTCGCGTCAACACGAGTTCGGGCTGCTTGGTCTCGTTGGCCACGAGGTGCCGTCCGGGCGGCAGGATGCCGCCGCGATCGTACAGGGTCGGCCTATCGTCGCCGACGATGCCGCCGAGCGCGTAGCCGCCCGGACGGTTCATTCCGGCTAGAGAGCCGTAACGGTGGATGGCGTAGTTGCATCCGGCGTAGATGTTGGCGAGCGGGTCGGTGATGCCGCGCGACCGGTATGGCCCCGCGTACGCGGCGAACGTTCCCGGTATCGTCTGCATCAGGCCCTGGGACGGCATTCCCGCCTTAGCGTTGGAATCCCAGTTGTTGATGGCGTTCGGATTACCGCCGGATTCCTGGTTCATGCGCCGCAGCACGGTGTCGGCCCAGCTTGCCGGCTGTCCCAATTCCTTGAGGACCCGCAGGACGAGGCTCCGCCATTGTTCCACTCCGCCTCCGACTGCGCCGTGGTATTGGCCGCCGGTTCCGATGCTTTTGCTGGTCCACTTGGCTGCGAGGTCGGACGCGTATCCTTTGACCTTGTCCACGAGCGCGGACGCGGCGCTGACCGGCAGCCGTCCAACCATCTGGCCGAATTGCCCGCCGGAAATGGTCGCGACCTGCGTTTTGACCGGATCAAGGATCTTCGAAGTGACCCAGCCTGCCGGGTCCTTGACGAACGCGCGTGCGGATTCGGACAGGTCTTCCAGGAATTTCTTCGCGCCCAACATGGCAGTCCCTGCCGTCTTGCCGATTTTGGAGACGATGCCGCCTTTTTTGAACTTCTGGACGCAGTCGAGCCCCATGTCCTCGCGGACTGCGCGTATGCCGTGGTGGCGTGCCAATGCGTTCCACCGGTAGATGTTGCCGGCTCCTACGGCCTTGGTCCATTCAGGCACCATCCATGCTTCGCCGGGCGAGGTCATGGCCGGAATGGAGTCGACTCCAGGAGCGTAGCCGGGGTTGATTCCTCCGGCCATGCCGCCTGCGGCGAACTTCACCTCGGGCAGGGAGAGTTTCAGTCCGACGGCGCCGGCGACCGAATCCCAGACCTTTTTGATGCCGTTCGTGTAGACGGTGTTGACGACGAAGGCCACCGGAGCCCTAGCGGCCTCCTTGACCTGGTCCCAACTGCTCTTGATCCAATCCTTGGTGGACTGGAACGTCTGGCCGATGGCGTTGACGGCATTGGATATCGGAGATTTGACGTTGTTGTCGAACCATGCGCCGACGCTTCCGAAGATGCCGGTGATACGGTCCTTCGCCGACTGGAATATGCCGGCGAACATGTCGGGGATTCCGATGAAGAAATCGATTATCGATGTCGGGGTGAGTCCCAGCCAGTCGACCAGCGCCTGCCATTTCTGCTGAATCCAATCGCCAGCGGAACCGAAGAAACCGCTAATCGCGTCGGGGATTCCGGAGAAGAAGTCGATTATCGTGGTCGGAGTCAATCCCAACCAGTCAACGATCGCCTGCCATTTGGACTGCACCCATTGGCCTGCCTGGTCGAACCAGCCTCCGACCGTTGATGGAATTCCGGAGAAGAAGTCACCTATCTTCTGACCGGTTCCTCCAAACCAGTCCTTGACGCCGTTCCACCGATCCTCGACCCATTGGGCCGCGCCGTCGAACTTCGACTGGATCTTGACCATCAGGTCGCACCAATTGGTGTTGATCCAATCGCCGGCGTCGCCCCATGCCTTCTTGATGCCGGCAAGAGTGTCCTGCTGGGCTTTGACCTGCGCTGCCGTATTGTCGGCCTGCGCCTGCCCTGCCTCGGAGAACGCGCCTTTGATGCCGTTCCAAGCCTTGACTCCGGCATCGCGTTGGCCGGAGCTCATCGAAGCTTGCGCGGAACCGGTATTACCTGCGAACCCCTGCTCGTCGGCTTTCTTTCGAAGGCTTCCGAGTTTGTTCATTCCGGTTTTCGCGGCACCCACGGCCATTGATGGCCAGTTCAGCGGATTCAGGTTGTGTTCCCATGTGGAGTTCTTGATTCCGAGGAACTTGTTGTTTCCTGCGGCCTTGTACCGTTTCTGGTAGTCGGCGTATGACTTGTCGCCCTCGCTGAAACCGGGAATTTTGTTCAGTTGACTCCATGCCCACTTAGGAGTGCCTTTTTCGACGTTCTTCGCAGCTGAAAGCATTGCGGTTCCACCGGCTGCGATTCCAACCTTGCCGACGGTAAGCTTTGACAGCCATTTCGGAGCCTTCAGCCCGCCGAGGAACTTGCCGAACGATTTCAGCGCGTTGCCAGCAGTCTTGATGCCTTTTCCGGCGATGCCGAAGCCTTTGCCGATATCCTTGGCGACACCGAAGATGTTCTTCAGTATCTTGAAGCCTTTACTACCTAACCACAGGTAGATGGCCGTATCGAAGATGGTGCCCTGCTGTTCAGCGGACAGACCGTTCCACGCCTTCTCGATTGATGCGAGCAGGTCGAGCAGTGGCTTCAGACCAGCAAGCGCCACATTGGCGGCTTTCAAGGCCTTGTTCAAGTTCGACTTGTCGCCATCCTTCGGGGTGTTGAAAAATTCACCCAATCCGGGAAGGTTCTTCAGCACCTCGCTGGCGGAGTCGCGGACGCCGAGGAGGCTGTCTTTGAAGTCGATGAGTGTCTGGCGGTCGGCGTTCTCGAAGGCACGGTTGAACTCGTATGAGAATTCACCGGTCTTGATGAAATCGGTGAGACCTTTGTACCCCCACCGAATCCGCTGGTAAGCGTCTTCGATGCCCGCATACGACTTCTTGTCGATGTGGAACGATTCGGCCAGTTTTTCGTTGACTTTGCCAGTCTCAACGAATTCCAACGCTCCGGAGACCGCCTTGGCCACAGCCGAGCCGACATCTCCGAATTTCGCCGTAAAGCTGTTGATGACGCTGCTGATGCGGTCGACGCCGAACGCTTCGATGATCTTCTCGATGGCCTTCTGGACGCGGTTCTTCGCGTTCTCCATAGCGGTGCCGATGCCCTGTGTGGCGTCTTTTGCCTGCGTCGTGAAGCTGGCGTACTGCCCGTAACCGTCCTTGTTGAGCTTGACGAGCTCCTTATTGAAGTCCTCGAAGGTGACCTTGCCACCCTTCATCGCCTCATACAGGTCGTTCTGCTTCGCGTTTGCGCCAAGGATGCTCTTGGCCAATTGGTTCATCTGGCCAGGCATTGCATTGACGACACTTCGCCATGCGGCGGCATCGACCTTGTTCGCGCTCAACATCTGGTTGTACTGTTCGATGGCGTTGGCCTGCAGCACTGTGTCTTTGCCGCCGGCCAGGACGGCATTGTTGAACGCCAATGCGATGCTGGTGGCCTCGTCCAGATTCTTGGTCAACGGAGCAAGCTGCTGGACCATGCCGATCATGCTCGATGTGGTGGTCGGCAGGCCGTCGATGCTGGCGCTGATGCGTTTGATGGCTGCGGCAGCGTCATTCGAGTCGTACCCCAAATTCTTCATGACTTTGGGGAAGTTGTTCATCGTGTCGGCGCGTTTGATGGCGCCTTCCACGTTGCTGGTGATGATGTTTGAGACTTTGCTGAATGCCGACTGCGCGAACCCGCTGATAGCTCCGAACTTCGCGGCTCCCCACGCGGTGAAGAAGCGTTCGGAATCTCCGACGCCCCTTGTGGCAGTGGTAGTGACGCTTGATTGCATGCTACGGAAGGAATTGATGGCATTGCGCGCCGATGCCGCGGCGGACGCGAAAAATCCCGACTGCTTGGAAGTGCTCGCGTTCAGATTCGTCTGAGCGTCGTGGAGCTGCGTCTGAGTCTCTTTCAGGCCTTTGCTGGCGGCTTTGAGTTGTTCCTCAGCCGATGTGACGGCTTCGGTCTTCTGCCTCGCCTTGCTCCTTGCGTCGTTGAGTCGTGCTTGGGCGTTGATGGCCTGTGAGGAGGATTGTCCGCTTTTGACGATGGTTTCCTGCAGTTTGACTTCGGCGGCCTGTACGCGCAGGTCGGCGCTTTTCTGCTCGTCGCGCGCTTTTGCGATCTGCGACGTGCACTGGCTGACCGCCTGCGCGGCCTTCTTCTCAGCCTGCTGCAGGCTCTTGACCTGCTCCGACAGCACGTCACGGCCAGCGGCCTGATTCATGGCGTCGGAGAATTTCTTGCCGGCATTCCGTCCTGCGGAGGTGGCCGCGGCCGTCACACCGCTGTTGAGCTTCGTGCCGAAAGCGCTCAGATTCGGGAGCACATCGATCCATGCGGCTGTGCCGGCCATGAGACCACCTCACTTTTCAGTTTTTCGATTGATCGCCCATGACAAGCGCCATGAGCTCGCTCCGCTCCTGCGCGTGCAAGGCCTTGCTGTCGACAGACGACTGTTCTCGTTTGGACTCAGCCACCACGACAGCCGGAGGCTTGGTGCGAGGCCTGATGTCATCCTCTTCAAGGGGATGCTCCACAAATGGAGCGCACTGGGTGATGGTTAGCTGGATGTCACGGAGCATGTCGCCCAAATCGTGCAACAGCCATTCCGACTCACTCCAGCCATCACCAGCCAAAGCACGAAAGAAGACGTTGTCCGGCGGCATGTGGATTATCAGCGCATGCAATGCGCGGAGACTGATCTTGCGCTGCCAGAACTCTTTGATTGGGTCACGCGGCGCGTAGACCGCGCATAACGCGGCCTCCAATTCCTCCGCGTGACCATCACCATCAAGGAGCTCTAAAGCGTTGTAGGGTTTCCCTCACTGTCCGTCTCATGCACTTCATCGGCCGCGTCGTCGAGCAGGAGGAAAAGCAGACTGATCTGTCCGCCGGCCTCGATGAAATCATCCCACTGGGCGCCGAGCAGCGCTTTCGCCAAGTCGAACTGGTCGTCGGACTCCTGCGCCTTCGCGAATGCCTTCTTCTCCTCGTTCGTCTGGAAAAGCGGCGAATGGATCCGGAATTTCTTCGCATCCGGCTCATCGTCGATGGTGAACTCGATCCACTCTCGAATCTTCGGGTGGGATTCAAGATACTTCGCCTTCACGGCCTTGAGGCTGCGGACCTTACGCTTCTTGTTGTCGGTCATTGTTCAATCCTTTCAAAAAAATCAGTGTTCCTTTCGGCGAGAGAAGAAGGGAAAATCCCGCACCGGTGAAAGGAATCAAAAGCCCGATGCGGGAAGAATCAATGTCAGTCGGCGACCGGCTGTGACTCGGAGGACGCTGCCTGATCGGACACCGGCTGCGACTGGGAGACATCAGCCTGATGCGCGGCACCGGCCTTGGCGATCTTCTCGCCCTCGTAGAACACCTTGCCGGTCTTCGGATCCTGGAAGAAGGTGAAAGTCTGGTCCTCACCCTCGGCGTCGGAACGATTCTTGGTGGAATCGCCCTGATTCGAGACCTTGACGCGATACCCGGCCTCGATGCGGTAATGCGCCGCGTCACCCACGCCATCCTGACCGATCCAGATCAGGCGGTAGTACGGGAATTCCGTGGTCTTTCCATCGGTGAATTCGAAACCCTCATCCTTGTTTTCCGGCCACTGGGAGACGGGCAGGCCATGGGCCAAGGCCTTGACCCATGCGTTCATTTCCAGGAAGGTGAGCTGCAGGGTGCGGGTACGGCCGGTGATGTCGGAACGCACCGGCTCCAGATCCTGCACCGCACTGGTGTCTGCGGATTCGATGCCGCGACTCATCTTCGCGCCATCGGTGCTGATGTAGCCCATCACCTTGAAACCTTCGGGCAGCTGATTCGGTTTGTTGGTTGCGGTGTCGAAGAAAGGATCCGGCATCGCGGTCGAATAGTCGGCGATCGCGAGCAGCTGAGTGCCCCACTTTCGCACGTTTCCGTTATTGTCATTGAGAATGCTGGGCACATCGGTGATGGCTACCATCATTTCCTCCTTAATTGAAAATCATTGTGGTCTGGTGTTGAGCGTGATCGTCGCCGTACAACGGCGCACGTCAGGCATTGAATGACTCACTTCTGAGAATGAGGTGAGCGTTGAGGAGTCGACGTAGCCATATCGGTTTCCATCTCCCTGCAGCTGAGAGAGAGCGGTTTCGACCTTGCTGATGGTTGCGTCCATGGAAATCCAATCAGCGGCGAAGATGTCGATGTCGACGGCTCTGCCGCGCGTGAATCCATCGGCGGTCGTGCCGCCCGGCGCCGGAGAGACGATGACGGCCGGAAGGTTCGCACGCAGATTCTCCGGCACTTCCGCCGAAGCCTTAATCCCCGCCTTGTCTTGCAGCCATTGGATGATGATCGGCATCGGTTGCGGCCATGAGCCGCGAAGCGGAATCGCCATGATCAGCCACCCGCCTCGGCTATGGCGCGGCGAAGGTATCCCTTCTTCGGATAGATCCGTCCGTCGCCGTATTCCTTGGCGTCCGCATGCTCGTCACCAATGGTGACTCGGGCATATGGTCGGCGCAGATGCGTCGGCGATTTTGTTCCAGGACGTCGTCCCTGCACGACACGCACACTTTCCGCGTAATGCCGGTCGCCTTCCTTGAGGGCGATGCGCTTCACGATCGGCGCGATGCGTCTGGCCTTCGCGTTCAAAGCGGATTGGACTGTTTGGTTGGACAGGACATTGCGTTCAATCCATTCCTTGTCGACTTTGAATCCCTTCATGGTCACCTCCCGTCATCGCGGCAGACGTTGACCTGCATGTTCCAGGAAGTTGGCGTCAATCCGCCGTTGAGCGCGACCGGATCGCCAATCACTCGATATTCGATTCCACGGACGACCACCTTGCAATCCCGGAGCGTTCCTTGATAGGACCGCGGGAAGTAGAGCGACATGGAAACAAGCAATCCTTCCGGATTGACGCTTGTGGCGACATCGTCGGCTGTCGGTGTGCCGACCAGCACGTTGTCCACCGATTCCTCGGTCCATTTGCGGATCGGAGTGTTGTAGGCGTCCATGCCGGCGATGCTTGGATGGAGCACCTTGACGGTTTCGCCGTGAATCATGGTGCCACCACCTTTCCGGTGCTCATGTCGAGGGCCCCGGCGAGGAGGCGTCGCCTTCCGCCAAGTTCCTTCTCCTCGCTTGGCCACAGTCGAAGGTCGCCGGTTGGGTTCTGGAAGCTGTAGGTGGCTTGGAATGGTCCGGCGGTCTCGCTCATGCTGCTAGCGCCGGAGGGAGCGCCATTGGAATCGGCTTCCATGGCGCGCCTAACGGCAGCGCAGCAGATGCGCTCACGGGTGAGGCTGCTGACCTTGTCCCATCTGCGATAGGAGCGGATCAGGTCGGACGCATACGCGATGAGTTTCTTCGCGCGCGTCTTCTCCTCGTCCGTGAGCGCATGCCATGAGGCTTCAAGATCGTCGACACTCGCGAAATCATCCGTGTCGGCCATCATCGGGCCTCTCAGTCGGTCACGGTGACCTTGACGGACGCCTTCTTGGAGCCGTCGGAAGTGGTTGCGGTGACGGTGGCGGTGCCAGCCTTCACGCCGGTCACGACTCCAACGCTCTTATCGGCATCAGCCTTGACGGTGGCGATGGAGTTGTCGGACGGATCCACGCTCCACGTGACATCCTTGTTGGATGCGCCATCCGGCACGACGGTGGCTTTCACGGTGTTGGTCCCTTTGGCCTTGACGCCCATGGTTTTCTTGTCGAGGTTCACGCCTGCGACCTTCACAGTGTTGGACGCCGATCCGCCGGCGACAGTCAGGAGCGCGTGCGCCTTCTGGTCGCCGTACTGCAAGCCGATCTCGCCGTACAGCTGCACCTTGTCGCTTGCGCCGGTCTTGGCGAGCGGTTCGGCAAAGAAATGACCCTTGCCGGGGATTTCGAGGAAGCGCGGAGCGAGCTGTTCCAGGGACAGGACGAGCAATTGGTCCTTCGGCATGTACGGGTCGAGCATGATGTTGAAGAGGCCGAAGTCGGTCTCGATGGTCTGCAGGTTCACGCCGCCGACGTTGCGAGTCTGCTCCTGATACTTCGCGTCGGTCACGAAGCAGCGGGTCAGTGCGCGCTTGAGCGTGGAGTTGACCACGATGGTGCGCGTCTCGGATTCGCGGATGCCGCCATTGTCCCAGGCCATCTGCGCGAGATCGAGCACATCGTCCGTGGTCAGCTGGGCGGCGGTATGCTCGGTGCTCATCACGTTGGTGGTGATGGCTTCTAGGAGGCCGCGGGTGCTGCGCGCGCTCTGGTTGTCGGCCGGATTGTTGAAATGGCCGGAGATGAAGGATGCCTCCACGTCGCGGGCGATCTGCTTGAGCTGCTGCTGGATCTGCCAGCTCAGCTCGTCAGCGGGGATGGCGGCGCCTCCGACCTGCACGACAGGCATGTTGTCGGTGTTGCGCTGTCCTGTCGCGCCCTGCCGCGTGTAGGAGACCTCAACTGCCTCCTGGTGAATCTCGACCACGTTGTTTGCGTGGAAGCGGGTGCGTTCCTCGCTCTTCGGCGCGTCGGCGCCCTCGAGGCGCTGACGGTTGGCATCGGGGTCGCGCAGATCGTATCCCTGCCATTCGAAAAGAGTGGACGTGGTGGAGATGCCGCCGGTGAGTCCGCCGATGGCGGAGAGCAGCGGCGTGTCCTCGCGGCTTGCGGCGAAAAGCTCGCCGACGTAATTTGGCATATTGTAAGTGTTGCCCTGTCCTGTGATTCCAGGCATGATGTCTTCCTTCCGGATTGGTGGTTACTGGCGTTTCGTGCCGAGCATGATGCTTTTGAGTGTCATGGAGGTCTGATAGTCACCTTTCTTTTCGGCGGCTGCGATCTGCTCCCTGATGCTCATGCTTCCCTGTCCGCCCGGCTGGTTTCCCTCACCGTCGAGCGGATGCCTGCCATTGCCGGAGGCCGGCGGCTTCCCCTGTGTGATGACGAGCTTGGCGACCTTCTCGGCCGTCTTGTCGATGCTTTCCTCGTCATCGCCGGTCACGAGATCAGCGAATTCGGCGGGGATGCCGTGCTTGAGGCAGGCGTTGGCGACAAGGCCGGCGTGCTTCTGCTCCGCCAGCTGTGATTCGAGCTTGCGGTTGGCTTCGGTGGCCTTCTGCAGCTCGCTCTTGTTCGCTTCCTCCTGCTCATCGAATTTCGCGGCCTTGGCTTTCAAATCGTCATAATCGGCATATTTGGCCTGTTCGCGGCGCAGACGGTCCTCGACGATGCGGTTGACATCGCTCTGAGAGAAGGTCTTTTCGCCATCGGACGGAGGCTCGCTCTGCTGACCGTCACCGCCGGGTTCGGCCGGTGGCGCGACCATCATGATGTGACGAAGACGCATGATGAGGGATTTCGGCATGATGAAACGCTCCTTGATGATGATTCCGAATGTTTGAGGCCATCGTGGCCTTTTGACCAGGCATGACGGAGCCAGTGACCGCCCAAAAATGGGATAGTGGCAGGTGCGGGACTCGAACCCGCGTTGTTTCAATGTCGTGGATTTACAGGCCACTGCCGTCGCCACTGGGCCAACCTGCCAAGAATGTGCTAAAATATATGAAGACCGGGGGTCCTCTGCGGCGTTGAAATAAAACGCAATGAGCGGAGGCGTGCTCCCGGTTGTCTCATTTCAATTTGATTTCCAATAAACCTTCACCGTCGAGAATGAAAAGTCTGCGGATTTTCCACTCACGATCGTTGTACTTCTCTAACTGGTGAACAAGCTTGTCTTTACGTTTCGATTGGCCAAGATCTATCACGAAACAGTCCTTGACGACATCGTGATTCTCTTTAGCGCTTCGAACGGCTTTGGTGATACGATCGGCGATCTTGCCAAAATCAGCTTTTGCCAAGGACTTCAATTCGCAAAGCTCGTTTGTTTCGATCCAACGGAAATCATTTGTCGCCGTCCTTTTTTCTATGTCTCTTGGTATCCATTCGACATGGTTCCCAAGATTCTGGAATCGTTCAAGGAACACGATTTCCTGCGGATACAACGTATCGGTGGAGTGCGGAACTCCAACCTTTTCCTGACGCATGTACCATTCGCGATCGGTGACGCCAGCGAGCCCTCGCATTGAAAGCAGTCGTTCCTCGTTCTGCGCATGAGGCTGCTTCCAACCATCAGGGATGGCGGTTCCCGGACGGATTCCATCCGCGTATTTACCCTTATGCTGTCGCATCGTGCGAAGGATATCGTCCACCGAATCGCTTCCGGCCTCATCCCTCGCTTTGAGATAGTCGTCGTACAATTCGTCGGGACGATAGCCCTCCACACGCGGTTTTTCGTCCCACGATGGGACAATCTCGCAGTCGCATGCCGCATGGTACTTGTTGAACAAGCCTCCGGCCTTTTCGGCGCTTGCATAGACGAAGCCGCGTCCGGCGAGCATGGCACAGAACGCGCAGGTATGAAGTCCGGAAGGAACGCGTGCGAACCGGGGCCCATACTTGTCAAGCTTGGCTGCCGACCTGACGGTACTGCGACCGCCGTTACGCACTCCGACCGCGATAAGCCGATTCAGGTACGAGAGATAGGCGTTCGGATCATATCGCTCATTGCCTTTGAACAGCATGCTTGCCTTCGCCCGAATCATGTCGGTCAAATCGTCATGTATAGGGTCGGCGAGTATCGGCTCGTATTTGTCGTCGAACCATTTCGACCGCATTTGCTTGTACCAGTCGGCTGCCGCGGTCGAACTGATGCTCCCATATTTGTCAATGATGGCGGGAACGAGTTCCAGCAGCATGTCACGCTGCTGTGCCGGTTCCATTCCCTGCAGCTGTTGCCACGCTTGGCCCATCTCCCGTTGTGCGAGGCTCACCGCCGTCTTCTGCGATTTGGTCAGAAGATTGATTTCCTTGCGGCTCGGAGTCCGGTTTGTCATTCCCGCCTCCGTTCATCCCGGCGAGCGCGTTCAATGCGCTTTTCGCTTCGGCTCGGCGCTTTTCCGATAGGAGTCTGGTGATTTGCTCGTCAGTGAAGCCGACTTCCTCCAATGCGACGGTCGTGTCGGCAAGCCAAGGGAAGGCCCCCACGAGTTTGACCATCGCGTCTCCGGCGTCGATGACGCTCGGCAGCGACGGATTGCGCCATCGTGCGGTGATGCCCGCCATCTCGTCGGTCACTTCGGTCGTATGGTCGCGAAGCATGATGATGTCCTGCGCGATGCGACGAAGCGAAGCACCGTACACGCGGTTCGCTGCCGAGCAGTCGATGACCAGATCCTTCTCCGCAGCGTGCATCGCCTCTGCGCTCGATGGATTGTCCTGGATGATGCCGAGCGAGCTGACCGGCACGTTCGTTTCTCCGGCGAATCTGCAGGCGAGCTCGCGCATCTGGTCGATGTGCGGCTGCACGGACTGCTGTGTGATCTGCTCGAGTTTCGGCACGTCGCCATCCTCGTCCTTACCGATCATGTTCAATCGTCCGATGACGAATTCCCAGACGGGTATCGGATTGCCATCATCGTCCTTGAATGAATCGGGGTCGGCGCCGAGTAGGAGCCATTGCGGTGCCGAGTAGAATTCGGCGCTGACCTCGCTGCGCAGGACGGTGCGCACCGCGTCGTCGGTGATGCTCATGACGGCGCGGTTGATGATCGACCTGCCGAAGGGCCTGTCGATGGTCGGCCTATAAGACAGCACCTCCACAGGCACACGGCCAAGACCATGCGGCCACACATCGTCCACGTACCATTCACGCCCAAGCTGGCAGGTGATGACTTGGAAAGGTGTCCATAGGCGGAATCGCGTAGGACGCGCGTAATCGTCGATGTCATCGATGGTGAGCGCCGCCTTGAGACTGCGCGTACGGAAATTCCACAGGGCGCTCGACCATTGCGCGCTGTGCGGGATGGTCAGCACTGGCGGTTCGCCCGCCGACTCGTCGCCCTCCGACACGGCCATGAATACGCATGAGTGGATCATGCTGCTGCTGATCGCCATCGGCAGCTCGATGTCCCAGCGGTTAGCGGAGAGAATTGGATTCAGGTCGAAGGAATCGTCGCTGCTGTTCGGACTGACAAAGCCATCGAACATGCAGCGCTCGGCGTGTGCGTTGACTGCTTTCGCTGGCCAGCCGACCACCTCCTCGAGATTCCGCATGCTCGGCGGGATGGAGAAGCCGATGTCGCGGAGCCGATGTTTTCCATCCGCATACCGGGAGCGCAGTGAATTGCGCGCGCGCTTACGGTTCCACACGGTGACGAGATTCGACAAAGTGTCGTGCAACGCCGGGTCAAGCCCTTTGATATCGGTCGGTGGATTAAAGATTATGCCGAGGTCGCTGAAATCGGTGACCGGAGCGAGCAGCGATGTCATGCGAGCCTCCTTAATCGTTGTTTCCTGCCTGGCTTGCGTTTCGTGGTGAATGCCCCGTGCAATGCCAGAGTCGTAGCTTGCAGTGGGCTTATTTCCACGTCGGAGCCCTTCTTGTTCCATGCGACCGCTCCATTGGAACCGATGTCGCGCAATGTGACGCCCTTCACGGCGGCAGCCAGCTGTGGCTGGTCCTTATCACTCAGGTGGGTGAGGGACTTGTCGCGGATCATGTCGAGCACGCGGCCTGTGGCCTGTCCTAATTGGCGTGTGTCGGTGACTGTCACACGCACATGCCGTTTCTGCAGGTCGGGCACGATGCTCATGGCCGGCGATTGCGCGTCTATTACCACCGCAGCAGTCTTATTCCAGCGTTCCGCCAGCCAGTCGACGGCCCATTGGACTCCGTCGGTTCGAGTGGAACGGTATTCCTGTAGGGAGATGAATGCAGTGCCATCGTCGTGCTTGAACGCGAGTCCGATGGCCAATGCACTCCTGTCCGGTGGCATGTCCACGCCGAACGAGAGCAGGCCATCTGTTTGTGGGTTGGCCACCTCGGTAGCGTGCCATGCATCCTCACCAATGACCTCGGTGGCTGTCTGTTCGTCCCAGATGCCGAGCGCTTCACGTCGGAACGAGTCTTCTGCGAGGAGGTTGCGCATGCGCAGGATTGCTTCCTCGCTGGTGCGTTTTGGATATGACGGATTCGCTTTCGCCCACGCGGTCCTGTCATCCGGGTCGCAATCGCGGTCTGCACCGAGCTCGACGTAAAGCATGTCATCCGACTTGCCAGACAACGCGGTCGAACGTTTCTCCTCGAAGGCCTCGCATTGATCGCCCGGCTTCGGTGGATTGCCCATGAACACAATCAGCGGATTCGGACTTGTGTTCACGATTGGAATCAGGTTGTCCAACGCCTTGATGGTAAGAATCTGAGCCTCGTCGAACACTTCGATGTCGGCGGAGTGCAGACCTCGGCCGAAACCGTTCTCTCGGGCGCCGAACATGATGCGGCTTCCATTGGTGAAACGGATCTCCTGTTGGCCGTTTGCGCGGCGCACGGACTGCACGTATTTGGAAAGCTTCGGATTACGGGTCAGGTCGCACATATCGGCGAACGTCTCATCGGAGGTGCGCGTATGGTGCGCGGTCCAGATGACCAGAGTCCCTGCGCGTCCGGCGCACAGGATGAATATCGCGGTTCCGACGGTGAACGTCTTGCCAATCTGTCTGCAGCTGGACAGAACCGCGCCGCCGGACCCGCATGCGTACTTGCCGTCGGAGCGTTTTGCGAACAGAAGGTAGAGAAAGCCTTTCTGCCAGAGGTCGTAATGGATTCCGGCCTTGACCGCCGCACCGTTGATAAGTTTGAAGTCGCTTGACGTGACGTCTTCCGGCTGCACGAGCCGTTGGGCGATTTCAGACAATCGACGCTCCGACATCCTCCGCCACCTCCGTCACGTCATCGTTCATGTCGAACAGGCTGCCGGATTCCTCGGCCATACGCATCCGTTCGTCGAATTCTGCGAGCTTGCTGCTGATCGACGGCAACGCGTTGGCCGGCGTTGATGGATCATGCAGAGCCTCACGGAGTCTTCCGACGATTTCACGAAGTGTGTCCTCATGTGATCCATCCATCATGCGTTCGAAACTGTGACGGTCGATGTCTGCCGGATGTTCCCGTTCTGCAGTAGCTGGCGTCTTTGCCTTTCGTTTTGTTCTTGGTTTTGCTGGTTTCGGCGATGACTCGCCATCGTTCTTCCTTGCCCGGTACGCTTTCGCACGGCATGCGCCAGAACAGTATTTAGCTGGTTTCCCGCGTCCTGACGGCCTGAATTCCTTGCCGCAAATGAGGCATTTCACGACGTTTCGCCTCCCGTCACGTTTTACGAACCGTCACGTTTTAAGCTTCCGGGGAGATATCGGCCCTATGCGGCGGGGGACGTGTTTTCTCGACCGGGAGGGGATACCGCCCCTAGATGTCGATTTTCCGAAATGGCACGCCGGTGGGCGGTTTTGATTGCTGTCCCTGCTGACCGGCCATGAGTCGTCGCACTTCACGTTGCGCCCACTCTAGCGTGTGCGTGCCTTTGACGGTGTTGCACCACCGATGTGTCGGCTCGGTGTTTGTCCAGGAATATGGATTTCCACCTCTTGCGATCGGGATGATCTCATCCACGACAAAGCTCCAAGGATCTGGATATTTGAGTCGCAGGTCGATTGGCTTTCCGCAGATTCCACATGTCCTTCCGCTTTTGATCGCTGCTTTATGTCTGGCGACGAGCTGATTCCGTCGCGTTCCGTTTTGTCTGCGAACGTTTGGCTTGTGTGTTGTCATTCGTCTGTCGATTCGGATCAGTCGGTGACTTCGATTCCAAGTCGGGTCAAGGCGCTGAGGAAGTCGTCCTCGTAGATCCGCAGGCCCCACGCTTCCAAGGCGTCCCCCCTACTGATTTGCATGCCCGCCTGTTCTCCTTGGTCGGCTATGCGTGTGAGTTGATGTGCGATCTCTTCGAGGGCTTCTTTCATTTCTGCTCCTTTCGGCGTGTAATATCTATCTCGCTTGCATAACTTATGTATTTTTGATACAATAGTTTATGTCAACAGGAAAGGAGGTGAGCATGAAATGGACGGACATCGTGACCGCCATCAGCTCGGTGGCGAGCAACATCATCGCACTGGCGGCGCTCGTCATCTCGATACGGCGCAGGCCGCGTCATAAGAGATGACGAAAGGGTTCCGAGCAGACCTAGTGCCCGGAACCCCGGTTCCATCCTATTTCATGGCCATCATGAAGACAAGCACACTGTTTGCCGTATGCGGCATCATATGCGGACTGCTGTCCGCCATGCTCGGCCTCACGGGGAAACCATGGCAAGCCGGACTGTTCGGACTCGCGGCGGGCATCTGGTGCATCGCCACGCTCATCATGGACAGAAGGGACGGCGATGACGACTGAATACCTCGGCGTCAAACAGGTGGCCGAAAGACTCGGCGTCGCGAACGCCGCCGTCTACGACCTGCCGGAGCCGGACGTGCGCATCGGCCGCACCCGCGGCTGGCTCCCCGAAACCATCGACCGGTGGAACGCGCGACGTCCCGGCAGAGGCGTCGGCGGCGGCAGACCACGCAAACACAAGGAGCACGAATAAGCCGGAAGCCCGGAAAACGATTCCGGGCTTCCTTTGTTTCATGGGTGCCTTCGGCGGGATTCGAACCCGCGTCCCCGCAGTCGCAAGGAAGAGAATCCAATAAAGACTCGCGGCCGGTACGATCTACCACTGACGAAGGCATGGACAGGCGGTTTGAGCATCACCGCATCACGTAAGCGCGGGATTGGCTTGCCTGCCGCTGTTGGTGTATGCCCACTCTGACGAGAGTGGGCGGAGCGTGCCCGATATGCCGTTCGGACAGGACGGTGTTACGCAACCCAAGGAGTTAGGAGAATCCAAGGCGGATATGAAAAGGGTTCAAACCGTATGTCTTCGGTTTGAACCCTCTAATCCACTGACAATTCTGCGTTGCACTTTCGATTTTGTCAAATCGAATCGCGCCGCAGCACCTGCCGATGCACGTCCGAAAGCCTGTACAATGGCCGTCCCTTATCGTTCTCACCGGCCGGCTGAAGCCTGCCACGCTTACGCCATGAGCGAATCGTATTCGCATTGCACTGGAACCCGCATTCACGCAGCAGCTCCGCGCACTCCCCCGCCGTGAACGCCCTGCCCGATTCGATGCACTCCCGCAGGAAACCCAATCGCACATCGACCACGCGATAAGCGTTGCCGCACACCGGACAGTCAACGCTTACCGCGCCGACCTCCGCACTCAGCTCCACGCCGCACAGAGGATTCAGGCACCTGCCGATGCCGTGCCTGGATGGCGGCACGTCGATGATGCCCAGCGTCTTGCGCACCACCCGCTCCCAGTCACGCCAAATCAGACCAATGTCCGGCAATCGTGAAAGACGATTGCAATCCGCGCAGATACTCAGGCATTTCAACACAGACGGATGAATCCTGCTATCGGCCCACGGCATGGCCGGCGGAGCATACAACCGCCGCCAAAGAGCGACAGCCAGATCATCGATCTCCTGCAGATGGTCAATCACAGACAACCTGACCGGCGTCGGAGCCGAAGCCAAATTGGTCCGGCCGGGCTGATGGCCACCGTAATGTGCGGTGCTGTCCAGAAACTCGCTCAGGGCTTGGATCCATGACGGATAGTCGCGGAGCCATCCTCTCATTACGGCATCGCACTTGTCACACAGCGTATTGCGCAGATTGCACTCACCGCCGCACACTCGGCACATGTCGGCGAGCGCTGGCTTGTTTTGTTTGGTTTGTGCTGGTTGTGTCTGGTTTGGTGTTGGTTGGGATTCGTTGTTTTGTTCGTTCATTTGTTCGATTCCCTCCGGCGTGGTAGTCTTCTGGTGGTGTCAGGAGCCCGGCCGGAAGGTCGGGTTTCTTGTTATTCGTGGTGTTGTTGGATGATCGCTTTGATTTCCTCTTTGGGGATTTGAGGAACCAGTGGCGAGATCTCATCGAGGCTGTATCCGGCCTGATGCCATTTGACGATCATGTCCATGAGGGTTTTCTTGACTTTCATTTCGTTTCCCTTCGTATTTGCTGGATGATCGTCTCGTATGGTTTACGGTGGAAGATGCGTATCCACCATTCGGGGCGGCGGCCCCATATGGTTTTGACTTCGGTGAGGGGAAACCATGATACGTACCATTTTTGGCAATTTCCGCAGTACAGCACCTCGCCTTCCTCCTTCGGTCTGGGATGCTCATGGTCGAACGCTGGCGGCCTTGGCACCAAATAACTTCGATTGCTCATTTTGTGTCCTTCGTGGTTGGGCGGACGGTGAATGCGACGAGTCCGGTCTCGGCATGGAACACCTTGGCCGGCTCGCCAGTCCTCAAGGACATGGCCTGCGCGTAGTCGCCAGCATCGTCGATGTTCTCGAACGTTCTGACGCCTTCCTGGGTGACGACGTTGTAGCTCATCTTGCCGGCTCCTTGTCAGCGCCGCTCACATGGCTCCAGTCGCATGACAGGCCGCCCTGCTTGTAGTCCGAGTAGACGACGCAGTCCACTTTCCTCGTGTCGGTCAGGGCGATGACGCATTCACTGAAGTCGTCGTCCATGTCGGAGCACTGCGAGTCGATTGACCTGACCTCATGCGCTGGCGTCGAAGGCTCCGACGCGCTCCCGCATCCGGCGAGCGCGAGGAGGAATACCGGTGTGAGCAGGAACATGGTGATGGCGGTAAGGCCGATGCCGGCGAGCGCGAGTGGTTTGCGTTTTCTCATTTCGAGTGTTTCCTTTCTTGTCTGGTGGCTTCCGTGTTCCATGCGCGGATGGCTTCCTTGAGGTCGTCGTGGCGGGTGAGGATGAGGATGCCGTGGTGGTGTTGGCAGGCGCATGCCCATATCTGTCGTATGGCGAATGTTTTCCGGTTGACGGCCCAGGCGATCCGGTCGAAGCTGATGTTCCGGCTGCCGCAGGTCGGGCATGGCACTGGTTTGTGCCATTTGCGCGGTCGTGTCTCCTTGGATACGGTCTTCGTGGTTTTCTTCTTCATTGTCACCATGTCTTTTTCAGGAGTGTGCGGTACCGGATGTAGTCGTTGATGTCGCGTCGGATGCAGTCGCGTACCCTGTGCGTGCCACGATGTCCCTTGTACGGATCCTCGGGACAGTCGATGAACCTCAAATACCGGCGGAGCGTGGTCAGGTCGAACTTGCGGTAGGACAGCCACCTGTCCGGGGCCAGGTCGAGACGTTTCAGGAAGTCGATGTCGAAGTCCACGTTCGTTCCGGCCGGAACCAAGGCGAAGCGTTGCGAGAGGGAGTCGAGATACTCCTCCACGGCGTCCGCGACCGCTTCCACGCAGTCGTTCCCGGCTGAACCGTTCAACAGTTCGAACAGGAGACCATTGTCCGTGTGCATCGAGAACGCGACCGGGCCCATGTCCAACAGGTCGAGATAGTCCGGTCTGATGATGCGATGCAGGGATCCATACGAATGTTCGCCCAGCACGTCGGTGCATTCCATGCCGACCTCCAACGGCAGACTGTCATTCCTGTCCGTACCGGTCGTTTCGAAGTCGAGCCAGAGCAGCGCCTCCGGCTTCCCATTCCGGTCTTCGTCCTGTTTCCTCATGATTCTTCCTTCCAATTGCTTTGCCATTCGATGATTTCGATTTGCGTGAGCCGTTGCGCCGTGCCGTCATCCAACAGCCACCACCAGTCGCCGTTCCAGTCACGTATCGGCGCGTTGAGCGGATCACGCCAGCTCGGGATGATGTAGCCGAACCGTTCCGCCTCGGCCGGATGCGCGTGCGCCCAACCATGACAGCCGGTCGTGCCGGACCCGCACAGTTCGACGATGTTGCACGGCAGGTCACGCACAGCGGGATCGGCTCGACGGCGCAGCTGCCGGTGGTGGCCGCTCCTGCCCGGCCAGACGCTCGGGTCGTACAGGTTGCGTCCGCAGCGAAGGCAATGCCAGCCCTGACGTGCGAGCGCGATGCGTTTCGATTCCTGGAATTGCCGGTCGCTCATCGTCGCTCCCTTCCGATTTGTTCGAGCAGGTTGATGCAGGTCGAGCAGTCGCGTTTGATATCGCGGATGCGGTCAAGGTCCATATCGGCGAGCGCCGGGCCTTTGAGCGCGTCGAGTTCCAATCGGTCGGCGGCTTGGATGGCCGAGGTGAGGATGCCGGCCATGTGTGCGATGGTCATGGCGTTCATGCCGCCGCCTCCTGTTCGAACAATTGTTCGGCCAATACGTCGCCGGGCACGTTCGTGAGCTGACGGCGCAGCATGTCCGGATCCACGCCCTGGTTGAGCAGGTCCGCGACCTTGCATGCGAGCGCGACGTACGTGTCCGTGCCTTCGCAGGCTATCGGGCCGAGTACGCGTTTGACCTCTTCGCTGCCCCACGTATACCGGCGAGTGCCGGTTTTGGGTGTGGCGAATCCGCGTTCCTTGCCTTTGACGAGCCAGTTGCGGAATTTCGCGTTCCAGTCGGCTGATCTGGTTCCTGAGTCGAGTGCCCGGTCGCGGAATTTCCCGGCTTCGATGTCGCAGTCGATGCCGAGCTTGTCGGCGAGCGCCCTGTGTTCCTCGGTTGGTTTCCAGTCGGTTGGGATGGGTGTTGTTGTTTTCGCGCGCGGGTCTCTCTCTATAGTCTTTATTGTTTCTATAGATTTAGTAGTATTGTCTGCACGCTGTGTGCACCCCTGATTCATGCCAGATTCATGCCAGTTGCACCCCTGATTCATGCCTGTTTTTTGGGGTGCATTTCGTTCACCCCTGTTTTTTGGTTTGATTTCTTGGGGTGCATTTCGTTCACCTCTGTTTTTTGGCAGGTGCATGTCATACACCTTCGGTCGGCGGTTTGGCGCGATATCGTCGACGATGTGCTGGTTGCCGTATCTCAAGAAACCCTTCTCGCGCAGGGACCGGAGCTTGTTGTGCACGGTGCGTTCCGACATATGCAGCTGCGATGCGATGGTTTTCGCGCTCTTCGCAAAGCCCTTGCCGTCATCGCCGGTCCAGTCGGCCACCATCATCAGAAGACGAAGCTCATAAGGGTCAAGCCCGTACTCGTGATACAGCAGTTTCCGAACATTCTCCATGCTCATGATTCGTCATCTCCTCCGCCGAGATATGCGCCCTTGAGCGCCTTCCTCTCGTCTTCGCTGACCTGGTAGCCGATGCGTTCCAGCACGTCGTACCAGATGCCCATATCGTCCACGCCATGCCGTTGGCGCCAGTAGTTCCAGCCGATGTTCGACTCCCAGCGGGCGGCCAGAACATCGAGAATTCGAAGCGGCCTGTCCTTCAACACCATGCGGATCGAGTCGAGGTTCTCCTTGCATTCCAGCGACCAGCGCTCGTCGTCATGCTCGGTGATCGGCAGGCTCCAGCCGAACGCGATCAGCTCCCTGATGACGTCCTCGCCCTTGTAGGACTGGTACGGGAACACGCTCCTCCAGCCGACCGTGTCAGCGAGCGCGAGCCTGCAGATTCCCGTTTCCGCGTGTTCGTGGGTGAGTGCGCGGAGGTTGTGTTTCAGCCATGTGGTGCGGTTGGCTTTGGCGATCGCTTCGAATTCGCGGGCCTGTCGGTTGAGTTCCCTGCCTCGTGCCTTGATGGCATTGTCCTCGTCGGTCTTGGCTTTGTCTTTTTCGAGCTCGTCGGCGGGAACCGGCAGGTACGTGCAGAACTCATCAAACGCGGAATTCTCGTACACACGTGCGGACGGCCAATCGGATTCCCTGGTGAACGAGGTCCAGAAGTCCGTTTCGATGTTGGATATCATGCGGCCGGCCCGGTATCCGTACGGATGCCAGTTCCAGAAGTTCTTTCCGTCTGGGAAGCTTTCGACTTTGATTCCGGCTTTGGCGAGCGCCTTCTGCGCCTTGTCGTGCCATGCGGCTTTACGGCGTTCCCGGGAGAGCCGCTGGTAGGTCCAGTCGAAATCGTCGGCGCGGGCGAGCTCGCGCTGCATGTCCGGGTCGGACTCGAATTCCGCGAGCCTGTCGAGCTGGTCGAGACTCATCTGGCTGAAATCGGCCGCCACGTCACGCGTCTCCTGCGGGATTCTGGCTATCTTCAACCGTCTGCGGACGAACCGGTCGCTGCGTCCCGTCTTCTCGGCCATCTCCTTGACGCCCACGCCTAGATCGAGGAGCCCCTGATAGCCGTCGGCCTCCTCGATGGGCGTCAAATCGGAGCGTTGCGAGTTCTCGACCAGCATGACCTCGCGTTCCCTCCGCGCGTCCATCCTTTCGATGATCGCCGGCACGGACTCGAGTCCGGCCTGTTTGGCGGCGGCGAGCCTGCGATGGCCGATGACGACTCGGTACTGCGCATGCCCGTCGATGTCGGTCTCTCCCGTCGGCGTGACCAGGAGAGGCTGTTTGATGCCCTGCGAGCGGATGCTCGCCTCCAGATCGGCCACGTCGCCCACCTGCCTGCGTGGATTGTTCGGATTCGGATGCAAATCCTCGACGGGCAGATCCTCTATGGTGATGCCCATGATTCCTCCTTAGAATTCCGGTTCGGATTCCGGCTTGCCGAAATCACCGAACGACGACGATTCACCCTGTGGCGAGCCCCACGGGTCAGACGGCGGCAACGAGGCACCGGCAGCGGTGGCTCCGCCCGTATAGCCCGCCGGGGCGGAGGACGGATTGCCATACGCTCCAGCCGTGCCACGCTGCGCCTTGGCTACCTGCGCGGTCGCATAGCGCAAGCTCGGCCCGATCTCGTCCACCTGCAATTCCATGGAAGTTCGGCGCTGATGCTGCTCGTCCTCCCATGAATGCTGCGTCAGCCTGCCCTGGGCGATCACACGCATGCCTTTTGCCAGGCTTTGCGCGCAATGTTCGGCCATGTCGCGCCACGCGGAGCAGCGCATGAACAAAGCCTGACCGTCTTCGAACTGGTTCGTGTTACGGTTCCAGGTGCGCGGGGTGGAGGCAATCGTGAAGCTGGCAACGGATGCGCCGCTGCCAGTGGTACGAATCTCCGGATCAGCCGTGAGGTTGCCCACCACGGTAATAATCGTTTCGCCAGCCATTAGAACCTACCTTTCACGGCGAGAGTCTTGATGATGCGGATGGTCTCGCCACCATCCCTGGTCTTCACCATGTGCGTCAACTGCGCGGCAGCGCCCTGATGGAAACTGTCACCAGGCATCACCTCCAACACGGGAGACGCCACCTCGGACACGAACCGGCCCACCAGTCCGGTGAACCGCACGCCCACCGATTCCAAGATCTCCAGCTCCTTCCACGCCTCGGTCTCCATCGCCCGACGGCACGCCTCAGCCACCGCCCTGTCGCCACGCGTCATCCCCTTCATGCCGACGTCCTTGACCGGAGCGTTCGGACTGAAATGCCAATGCGGCAGAATCTCCCCCATCGGTTCCTCCCTTGACCTTGATTGATTGATACGAGATTGATTGATATGAGCCGGACCGCTGGGCGCCATGACAGCAAATAATCGCGCCCATCGTTCCCACACCCCTCAAGAAAGCTGAACGAAACGGGGATGCGGGCGGCGTTGACGGTCCGGCCAAGCGCCGGCGGCGGGATTCGAACCCACAGCGGACGGCATGACGGCGGAAGACGTGAGAGTGAATGCGTGAAATGCAATGTGAGATGAAAGGACACACGCCTCCGCCATCCGTCCGCGTCCTTGTACGCCGGCGGATACGGTCAGACGTCGCCATCCACGTCATCGCGCGGAGCGAACCTGACCGTCAGCCACAGGACCGTGGCCAGATACACGCCCTCCACCACAAGCGCGCCCGTCAGACCGCCGCCATGCCAGGTGAGCATGAGCGTCACGCTCACGACCAGACCGACCACGGCCAGCGCGAACTTCAAACGCCTGAGCGTGTAGTTCGGCCTCCCCTTTTCGAACCCGTCCTCGATGCGATAATCGTTGTCCGTCATCTTGCGCCTCCGATTTTTTGAATGAATGTCCTTGCCTGGTCTTTTCCGATGCTCGCCAGCTCGCGGCTTCCGTCGACGTCGAGTTCCATGAGGCTGGCGCCCTTGCCCGTGACGCGAATCGCGTAGCCGGTCAAGCCGAACATGATCACCATGTCCTTCGGCGGCGCGGGTGGTGTCAGCAGCGTTTCCGCGTCGATTCTCCTGAGTGCCATCACAGCTCCTTGTTGATCGTGTCGATGATGAGGTCCACGAGATCTGTGACGTCGAGGTCGATGTAGCCGACGATGTGGCCGAGCGGACGGCTCGCGTCGATCCCGTCCCATTCATCGCCGACAGCCGGCCTGATGACGTCGCCATAGTCGTCGAATTCGTCGAACACGGCCCTCACGCACGCCTTGCGAATGTCGTTCATGCTTACTCCTCCAACGATTTGACGTATCGGTCCATTTCCTCGCGTCTGATGTGACGGCGGGAAGGCGTTCCTCGTTTGCTTGGCGGACGAAACGTGTCTATGTCGCCCTGGTTGACAGCCTGTCGGAGGCCGTCGTAGTCGATCCCGTACAGGCTCGCGGCCTGCGGGATGGTCCATGCGAGCCTGTCCTTCAACGGGATACGGCTCGCATCCTTGAGCTCGTTCTGCAAAACCATCACGCGCCTCCTTTGCGTGTGTGATGCCGGGCGGCGTTAGGAGAACCGCCCGGCCCCCTCCTAAAATCGGTGTCATCCCGCATATGCGACGTGCGGGCCGAACAGTTAGGAGAAGCATCAATGAACCCAGCCGAGTACATGCTGCAGTTCTTCAAGATCGAGGAAAGGGACGATGAATTCGACGATGGGATATCCACATCGTTCAGCAGAATGCATGACGCCGAAACGTGCCTAGACAATCTGATCAAGATGAATGTCAGACGGTTGGGCACGACGAAAAGCGTCATGCCGCAGATATGGCAGAAACTGTGGGAGTCATACACAAATCCTTCGGGAACCGGATACTGGGCCGGTTTCTCGACTTCCCAGCAACGGGATGTCCCTCTGGATGCGGCCGAGGCGCAGGCATTGGAGATTATCGCCGACAAGTCGCCATCGCTACCGATCTCCATCGCCGAAGAGGAACGCAAGACAATCTCCGAGTTCCTGGACGAGGCGTTGAAGGCGGTCCGAGAGGATGACAGTCTGCCGACATCGCTGCGAGTGTACGTACTGGACCTCATCTCCGAAGCGAGAAGGAACCTCGACGAATACGCGGCTGGGAAAGAGTTCGACCTGAAGGTCTCCCTGCAGGCCCTGTTCGGAGTGCTGTACATGGCGGAATCACAGACCGGGAAACCCACTGTATGGGAGAACCTGAAGAGCAAGATAGCGAAACCGTTCATTTCAGCGCTTCTTTCCGAGGGTGCCCGTCAGCTTGTCGCGTCCGGGGCATCTTTCCTTCAGCTTCCCGAGTGACTTCCGGCGGCTTGCAGAACACCAAGCAGTCCTCGTAGAGCCGCTTGCGTGCGAGAAACCTGTTGGATGCCTGCGAGGCGATCATCAGCATCGCGAATCCGAAAAGGATCTCCCAACGTTCCATCCGTCGGAGGCCGGCAATCAGGCAGAACGCTCCGACACCCATGTAGATCAGCGCGAACATCGCCTCGAACGGATTCGGTTTGTCGATACGGCACGGAATAAGAGAGTTGTCGACCGACATCACGCGCCCGCCTTCGGATATTCGAGCTGGAGCGTTTCCTCGCCGAACCGGCGGGCGATCAGGGCAAGGCCCTTCCTCGTGACCTTCACCGTCGGCGGGAACGCGAACGGAGTCCCGTCCTTGTGCGTCCCATGCGACTTCGGCGGAACCATCATCAGATGCCCGGCATTGATACGGCTCTGACGCGCGGACCAATGCTTGTTCTCACGGAAGATCCAGTCATGCCGGTCAAGCCATTCGAACAGTTCCGTCTGCCCGACAGTCCTGCCCAGGTTGCTGAGCAGTTTCGCGGAATCACGAACGGAAAGCGCGTCGTCGATATCGACGAAGTTGTCCCACGCGGATGCCTTGGGCTGGAGTTCGTCGATGCGCGTCTGCTGCGAGGCGATCTGCTGGTTCTTTTGTTTGATGGTCTTCTGCGCGACGAGCACGGCCCTGGCCATGATGTCCTCATCCGAATCCGACTCGGACGTCGGGATGTAGCCGCCGGTTTTGCGGATGGACGGAAGGACCTCGTGAGTCACCCAACGCTGGAACTCCTTGGCCTCCGGCTTCCGCGAGCGCATGATGAGCTTGTACAGGCCAGGCTCGGAGACGATGTTGACCGCTTGATTGCTTCGATTTTCTGACCCTAAGTAATCCTTAGGGTCAATCTGAGCGACTTCATCTTTATCAAGAGCGGTAACCGCCATCGATGGATTGCTCATGCCGAGGATGTCGCATACGTCCTTGGCGACGAACCAGGGCTCCCCCGCCTCATCGGTCAAGGTGCGCAATGATGAGCCCTTGAAATCGAACTTCTGGATTTCATTGTTCATTGGATTCTCCCTTCGATTCATGCGTCGGCAAGCGCTGCTCACGGCTTGATCTGTTTGATGCCGTCGATTGGTTGGAGGAGCTTGATCATGAGCTGGTAGAGGCTCATGCCGAGCATTGCGGCGGCTTTCTCGAGTTGTTCGGTGGTGAACGACCCTTCGCCTTGCAATCGCTTGCTAATGTTTTGCTCGCTCACCCCAAGTTCTTTGGCGAGCGCGGCCTGCGTCTTGCGGTGGCGTGCGAGCTCGCCGCTGAGGTTCCTTGCGATGGTTTCCGTTTCGCTCATCGGTTGCCGCTCCTTTCTGGTTGGTCCGTTCCCTTGCGACAACTCTCAATCTACCTATTTAGGTGATTCAATGCATCTACCTATATAGGTTCTTTACAAAATCTACTTATTTAGATAGACTTCAGGCATGGCACGAGGATCTAAAAACGAAGTCACCGAAGACAGCAAAAGAATCATCGATGTATGTCGACAACTGTTGAAAAATAGCGGCATCACAATAGACGAATTCTTTGATTCCAGCGGATTGAGCAACAACTACTGGTACAAGCGCATGCGCTATGAGGCACCGTTGAACACATCCGACGTGGAGCACATCGCCTCCACATTCGGGCTCACCAGCCTCGACATCTACACACGCGCACTCGGCAGCGAGGCCGCACGCGCCTACGAAGCCCGCGAGCGCGAATCCCGGATCACCGATGATCTCATCGACCGTATCGCCGCGCACCCCGAAGACTATGACATGGCCGCAAACAGGGATCCGAACGCACGTCTCGAGGCCGAGACGCCGGACGAGTGAGCTGAAACGCAACAGAGAACTACGAGACGGACTGAGCATGATTCATAGCCGTTTATAAGGCTTTATAATCATTTATAAGTATTTATAAGCAGTTATTTTCTTTATATCTGGAGGCTGATTGACCATGGAGAACGAACTGCTGCGCCAGGAACTCAATCCGTTCATGCCCGGTGCCGGCATGCAGCCGCCGGAGCTCGTAGGCAGGGAGAGGGATCTTGAGATCGTCGATCGCATGATCGCCCGCACCAAGCTGAACAATCTCGACAGGGGAATCATATTCAGCGGCCTCCGCGGCGTCGGCAAGACGGTGCTTCTCGTCAAGCTCCAGGAGATGGCAGCCGGGAAGAACATGCTTACCGCGAAGATAGAGTCAAGCGGGAATCCCGACGATGACTACGAGGCCATCTTCCATGAGATAAACCTGGCTGCGATGAAAATACACTTGGTGGGTGGCCTGAAGAAAAGATTGGGCGATGTGATATCGAACATCAAGTCGATGTCGTTCGGCGCCTTCGGTCTAAGCGCGAGCATCTCCAGGGAAAGTTCTGCGCAGACAAGCGAGAACCCGTTCAAGCTCGAGCTGCTCATAGAATCCATCACCACGGAATTAAGGAAAAGCAACTCCGGTCTTTATCTATTCATCGACGAACTTCAGGAAATGGCGGACGAACCTTTGGGCACACTCATGTCCATCCAGCACAAGATGGGTCAGAGATCGCTTCCGTTCTACATCATCGGCGCAGGACTGCCCAACCTCCCAGGAGTGCTCAGCAAATCGAGATCATATGCGGAACGCCTCTTCGAATACCGCACCATCGGACAGCTGAGCGACGCCGACGCCGCCGAAGGCTTCCAGAAACCGGCGAGGCGGAACGGACGACCGTTCACCGACGACGCGCTGAACGAGCTCATCAAGGTCAGCAGTGGCTACCCCTATTTCATCCAAGCATACGGTAAGGCCGCATGGAACGCCTCCGGATCGAACCCCATACCACTGCAGGCCGTGACGAAGAGCGAAGCGTGCGCCAGAGCCGAACTGGATGATGGCCTATATTCGGCAAGATGGCAGAGGACCACACCGACAGGGAGACGATACCTGGCAGCCATGGCCAAGATCGGAACTGAATCCCCAAGTTCGACTGCCGAGGTTGCCGATCGGCTCGGGAAGTCAACGGGCGAAATCTCCATGACACGCGACAAACTGATCAAGCTTGGCCTGATCTATTCGCCGGAATATGGGAAGGTCGCCTTCACCGTTCCCGGCATGGGTGAGTTCATTCTTCGCGCCATGCCGTCCGACGGGCAGGTGTACGACGGACGTTAATCATCCGCACGAGGAAACAGCGAAGAAAAGAGGGCATTGAGAGGGAACGAGATCGCGCGCCTGTATATGCGGGCCGGAGAGATGGGGCTGACCGTCGAATCGGCAGAACTGCCGAACGACATATGCGGTCTGTACGACGACCGGCACGGACTCATCCTGCTGGCTGACTGGCTCAACCAGCGCCAGCGCCGCTGCACCCTCTGCCATGAGCTCATCCATGCGAAACACCACGATTCGGGATGCGGCACGCAGTATGGATTGAAGTGCGAGCGCCGTTGCCGCAGGGAGACCGCGCTGACATTGATCAGTCCCGTGGACTATGGGATGGTGGAGCAGGTGTACGAGGGCAATACGTGGATGATGGCCGTGGAATTAGGTGTCACCATCCAAGTACTGTCAGATTATCGGCAGCTGCTCTACGATTCCGGCGTGTGTATGCAGTGAATACCACCAAGCGATTGTTCATGGGGGTACGATGGAGTGACCGGCATGGTCGCCAGAGAAGAAAAGAGAATCCAATGACCAACAACAATCCAAATCCGCAGCAGTTCCAGCCGCAACCGGTTCCACAACAGCAGCCGGCGCAACAACCGCCATTCGCGCAACAGCCGCATTTCCAGCAGCCGCAGCAGCCGATGATGCAGCAGCCCTACCGGCAGCCGGCCGAGGAGAAGCATATGAGCGCGCTCGGCATCACCGCATTCGTTCTCGGCGTCATCGCACTCGTGCTCTCGTGGATTCCGATCGTCAACAATGTGGCGTTCGCCTTCGCCATTGCCGGCATCATCTTCGGCTGCTTCGCACTGTACGCCACCAGGAAGAACGGAAAGAAAAAGGGCCGCGGACTGGTCATCGCGGCAGTCATCATCTCCCTCATCAGCGGCGGAGTGGTCCTCTACACGCAATCCGTATATGGTGCCGCCGTGGACAATGCGAGCAAGAGCATCGACGAGGCGAGCAAGAAAGCGCAGCACGAATCCGACAACCTCGAGAGAGGCATCGTCAACGAAGGCGCAAAGGAGCTGAAGCTGCAGGTGACCATCAGCAACGGCAACGCAGAAGTGACCTACGGCAAGGATGGTGGCACCAGCAACGAGACCGCCGCTGGCCAATGGGAGAAGACCATCACCGGCGATGACGCCCAGAAGGACTGGACGCTCAGCGCCTATCCGTCCTTCGACATAGATAACGAGACTCCAGCCGACACGCAGGTGACCTGCACCATCACCGTGGACGGCAAGCAGGTCTCACACCAGGAAGCGACCGGCGACAACGCCAACGTGTACTGCAGTTCCTCCGACAAGCAGTGACAACTTATTCGACATAAAAAACGCACCCATCCACGACTTTTGCGGTTGGGTGCGTTTTTCTAACGCCATCAGGGAAAGAGAGACAGCAAATGAAAACGGGTATGTAAAATAAGTGGTTGGATTCGTTAATTATTCAGTTGGCCGAATTAAATAACCTTGGTTGTTAAAAATCTGGTTGACAAGACTGAAAATGCACTCAAACAAGTTGTAAAATCATTGGTTGGAATCATCTATCAACAGAGAGGTCCAACCATGGCCGAGAAGTCCGCGTTCGACTACGTGAACGAGAGATAGACGTGAAAACGGGTGAGGTTCTCTGATGGAGAGCGTGTTCAATGACCATGTGTTTCCTAAATACATGAGCCAACAGGTCATGAAGCCTCAGATGGATGGCTTCAGCGACCCCACTTTGAGGAATTTCTCGCTGTTGGACTTATCTGCCTTGATGAAGGACGAGCTTAAAGCCGATAGATTCGACGATGAGTTCATTCAATCCTTCCTCAATGCCGCCAAGGAGCTTGCGGCCGCCGGGAGGAGAGCGATCGACAGGCCGGGCATGTATGTGATGCTGGAGCATTCCTACGCGATTCCAGTGATGTTCCTCACAAGGCACTGTATTGAGCTTGCAATCAAGAGGGCGATAAAAAGGTGTGGGGCTGAGCCTAAGAAAGACCACAACCTTACGAGCCTGTGGAACTCTTTGCTTTCGAGGTTTCCGAGGCAAAGGTGCCGTGAGGACAATAGGGCCATCAAGAACATGGGTGCTTTTGTAAAAGCCGTTGCCGAAATCGACAACGACGGCATCAGCCTTCGCTACCCGCAGGACAAATCAGGCAGACTGACGCAGGATAGGCTGCTATTCGTGAACGACGAGGGAGTCGTCTCGTATTTGGAGAAGTTCGTAGAGCAACTTCAACTGATCGACTTCGACTGTCTTGTCGGAAATGGTGAATAAGTGGTTGGGGATCGCTAAATGCCGTTTGTAAAACCATTGGTTGGAATTATGGTTGTATTAGCCCGTTAATCGGATCAGCTTTCAATCATTTTCCAACCACTTATTTTACATACCCATGAAAACCACAAAAAAGGCGATCGCCGCAATGCTCGCCATCATGTTCCCAATCGCACTGGCCGGAGGATGCGGCAGCCAGACCACATCCAACCAGCCGGCAAGCGCCAATAGTCAAACCAACTCGCAAGATTCCGGAGACGATTCGCAGGATTCCACCGATGGTGATGGTGGTTCTCCGCTTGCGGATGGTCTGGCTGGATCCTGCGAGGGCAGTGACCCGCGGTTGCCGAGTGTGAAGCTCGATACGAGCGCCGGATATCTCGGCGTGGAGATACCCGGAAATGACCAGATCAAGCCGGATGAATTCTATTCGTATGATCTGATGCTCACCAACGAGGATGGCGACTCCTGGATGGTGCAGCTATCCAACTACGTGTCATCCGGGGAGACCAACAGAAGCGTGTTCAACATGCAGACGAGCAAGGACCTGAACTATCCGGGTTGGAACAACTCGGATGACAAGTCGGTCTTCTCAACGTCTGTTCCGGACACAGCGATGCGTGGAACGTCCATGGATTGGCAGATGACGCTCAGCATCGACGGCAACGATGTGGCTAAATGCCCTACGGACGGGACGACATCGCTCGAATAAACCAAATCGCAACCCGATAATCCAAACCCCGGCCACCCGCATACGGCGAGCGCGGGGTGTGTCAATACTCTTTCGTGTTGCGGAAAAGCCGTCGTCGTCCG